GCGTCCTGCACTTAATGCGGTTTTGAATACGGCTTTTTCTGACGCAGATGCTACTGCTGCTGCAAATACGGCTATTCGTCTTGCTGAAAAAGTTGCCAACAAGGACTTTGAAGTTCTTGGCACAAGCATGACAACCGCACTGTGTACGTTTGATACCACACGGGCCGGTATTATTATCACTACTGGTGGAACAGATCAAAATCAGGCCATCATTGCTCCTCATCTTGATACTAATCAAACATCTTGGCAAACAGTTCCTTGGGGTACTGAAAACTCAGTTATTTGGGAATGTTCAGTAACCACAGCAGCATCTATTGCCGATATTAAACTTTGGCAAGGTTTGAAACTAACCAATGATCAGTTGGTTGTTACTGATGCAAATCAGGCATTCTTTAAGTTTCAAACAGATGCCACCAATAGTGAGGCTTTCACAGATTTTACTAAACTGCATTTTGTTCACAGTATTGCAAATACTGACTACATTAGTCAGTTGCCCATTACTGTGGCGGCAGACACTACGTATCATCTGAAGATTGATATTAATAGCAGCAGGCAAGCAGCTATTTATGTCAATGGTATCCAGTATGACGTTACGACCACTTCGGGGAGTACCGGGGGAACAGCCGTAACTACTGGAACTGCTAGAACCGCAGCCCTAACCAATGATGTTGATCTTATTCCTTACATTGGTGTGGAAACAGGTGCTGGTTCGGCCAAGGCTCTGAAGGTACATTGGCAAGCCATTAGTCGGCTTATCTATGAATAAGTCCATACCTGATGCGAACAAACGGTAAGGATGAGTCTATAATCCCTAATCTTTCTGGGAAGCGCGTGGCTATTGTCGCAATGGGCAATAGCCACGCCGAATTTACCAAATCTTCTGCGTCTAATGGTGATTCATCTATTTTTGCAGATGAAGTATGGGCCGTGAATTCTATGGGTGGGGTTATTATGCATGACCGAGTTTTCATGCTTGATCCCCCCACACGGTTTTTAGATACCGAAGATTCAGGGTCTATGACCCATGGAATGCGGCGATGGCTCCCAACGCATGCGGGGCCTATATACACCTGCGTTTTAGATGATAGAGTTCCTGGCGCTGTTTTATACCCCTTGCAGGAAGTATGCCGAGAATTGGGAACAACGTATTTAAACAATACTGTTGCTTTTGCGATAGCTTTTGCAGTTTGCGCCAAGGTTGAAAAGATAATGATGTACGGGGCAGATTTTGGCTACGTGCATTTAAGGCAGTTTGCCGAGGCAGGTCGTGCGTGTTGTGAGTATTTATTGTCTAAGGCTGAAGAGCGTGGTATCACTGTTGAAGTTGCAATGACAACGACGATGTTTGATGCTGATAAACCTGCAACAGAAAGATTTTATGGATACCATAGATTAGAGGATCCGCCTGTTGTAACACAAGATGAAGATAATCAAATGATTGTCTTACCTTTGTCAAAAGCACAGGAGCTCCAACAGGAGAATCACGATGGCGACATACATTAGTGGAAGTGACGCGAAAGCTGTATTCTTAACAGCCGACACAGTGGCCTTGGACGACAACGGTCTATCAACAGCAGCAACCCTTGGTGCAGCAGGTAATTTAACACTTGGCGGAGCATTGACATCAGGTGGTTCGGCTACATTTAATGCAGGTAGGGTTGTTACCCTTTTATCGGCGGGTAATGATTCTAGTCGAACATTTACGGTAACTGGAACCGATGTAAATGGCGATGCTCAAACTGAAGATATCACGGGCGCGAATACAGGTACCGCAACAGGAAGTAAATATTTTAAAACGGTTACCCAGATTGCTATAGATGCGGCAAGCGCGGGTAATGTTTCGGCGGGTATTAATAATTCTGCGGCAGATGTGGTGTTTGCAGGTAGGTCGCGATTAAAAGGCCTCCGTGTTATGAATTCAGGTACGGCTGGAACTTTGGTGTTTCCAACCACGTCGCCCACGGGAACAACCACCCTGCAACTTTCTACCGTTGCAAGTGCCACTGTATTGGACGATGTTACTATTCCAGCTGAGGGCGTTTTGTTTACGGCGGGTATCTACATTCAATACACGCAAAGTACATTCACCACGGCTACGGTATTCCACGCTTAGATAGGAGATTGTTATGAGCAAAGGTTTGCATAGAAATCAAGAGGCTTATCAGAAAGGTCACGCTGACGTTGGCCGAGGTGTTAAACGTGCCGGTGTAAAGAATGTTAAAGTTGCTGGTGGACCCGCGCAAGGCAACCCCATGCCCACACCTAGGCCACTGCCTTGGCCATCAGGACCAGATGGTAAAAGAAAATACATGAACAAAGGCGGTTCTGTTAAGAAACGCAAGGGGTATAATGAGGGTGGTGTGGTTCATGAAATGACAAATAAACCAGTAGATGTAGCTTATACAACGGCGGAAAGTTTAAAGCGAGCAGGAATAAGTTAAATGGCCATATCGGGGTCGGCCAATTTTGATCTTGATGTTGCAGAGATCATAGAAGAAGCATTTGAGCGCTGCGGCCTGGAAGCGCGTACCGGCTATGATGCCGTTACCGCGCGTAGGTCGCTTAATCTTATGCTGGCAGACTGGGCTAATCGCGGCATTAATTTATGGACTGTTCGGCAGTTTTCACAAACAGTGGCACAGCTTTCAAGTACCTCGGCAGTTGATACATATCCCATTGGAGCAATAACAGCAACGGTTGGGGCTTCAGCTAGTTTATCGGTTGGTGAAACAATAACGGGTTCAACTAGTAGTGTAACAGCGAAAATTATAACAAAACCCAGCAGCACCACGCTCACATTGACTGTGCCTAGTGGTGCTTTTACAGCAGGTGAAACAATAACAGGATCCAGTAGTAGTGCGACTACGACAATATCTGCAGACCCAAGTTTGGACGACGTGCAAAATACCATCGATATTTTGGATATGGTTGTTCGTCGTTCTGGTTCTGATATTGCTATAAACCGCATTAGCCGGGGTGACTACCTAGCTGTTCCAGATAAAGATGATCAAGGAAGAGCTTCGCAATTTTTTGTGGATCGCTTAATCACACCTACGGTAACAATTTGGCCTGTTCCTGAAAATTCAACAGATACTTTAATCTATTATCGCTTGGTTCGTATAGACGATGCTGATGCGTCTGTAAATACGATGGAAGTACCCTTCAGGTTTTTACCAAGCCTTGTTTCTGGTTTAGCTTACTGCATAGCCATGAAACGTGCGCCTGCTCGCATGCCTGATTTAAAAATGTCTTATGAAGAAGATTTCTTCCGGGCCGCAACAGAAGATCGTGACCGAACAAGTCTTCAACTTGTACCTACTGCAAGTTCAATACAGGTTATGTAATGGCTAAATTTGCTTCAAATAAATACGCTTACGGGATTTCTGACCGTTCAGGCCAACGCTATCGTTTAAAAGATATGCGGCTTGAGTGGAACGGGTTTCTTGTAGGTAAGGATGAATGGGAGAAAAAACAGCCGCAACTAACACCCGCTCGCGTACACGCTGATCCGCAAGCCTTAAAAGATTCTCGCCCAGATCGTACTGAAACAAAGGCAGAAGTGTTATTGAATCCAGATTCGTTTTTTAGTAACGCCTCGGGTAGTGCAACCATTACTGTTCGTGAAGCCGGTCATGGTAGATCAACAGGAGATACGGTACGGTTTCGTGATGTTATAGGGTTTGATGGATTTACAGCCGCTGTGTTAACTCTGGCGGCAGGGTATTCGATTACCCGTGTTGATGACGACAATTATACTTTCTCAGCGTCTAGTGGCACAGCAGCAGTAGGGTCCAAATTTGGGGGTGGTTATCCAACAACGGCTGGACCTGTAACGGTAGAGGCATGATATGGCTTTTACATTCACTACACTAAAAACGGCAATTCAAGATTATACGGAAAATGCTGAAGCAACTTTTGTAACGCAATTACCAAGATTTATCCTAAATGCTGAAGAGCGTATTCTTAAAGAATGTCAGCTTGATGTTTTTAGACGTAATCAAACAGGCACTATGACTGCGTCTAATAAATTCCTAACAAAACCGTCCGATTTTTTAGCGCCTTTTTCATTAAGCGTGGTTAATTCTTCAGCCAACGAGTTCTTGTTGTATAAGCAGATAACTTTCTTGCAGGATTACACGCCAAATCCCGCCACAACGGGGGTTCCTAAATATTACGGGGCCTGGGATGAGGCGAGTTTTCTTTTAGCACCTACCCCTAGTTCGGGGTTTACGGCAGAATTACATTATTACTATCGCCCAACATCTATCACTACTTCTGGTGATGGAACCTCATGGCTCGGTACAAATGCTGAATTAGCTTTGTTATACGCTTCCTTAGTTGAAGCCAATACCTTTATGAAAGGTGAAGCTGACATTATGAAGCAATATACAGATCGCTATGTTGAGGCGATACAGTTCTTGAAGAATTTGGGCGAAGGTCGACAGACCCGTGATGAGTACCGATATGATCGTGTAAGGCGTGAGGTGCAGTAATGGGTATGCCTGCAATGGAAATGCCTGCCGATTACAAGGTGTTGGTACACACGACAGACAACCGTGGCTTTACGCCTGAAGAAATTGCGGAACGGTGTGTTAAGGAAATTATATCTATTTCGCCTAAGTCTCATCCTTTAATACGCGATCAGGCTGTTGCCTTTAAAGCGCAAATTCAGCATCTTTTAGTTGTCTATATGCGACAGGCTATCCAAAGTGATCGAACCACGGTATATAATGCCCTAAAGGATGCGGGGCACCCGCAACTGGCTGAATTGATAAGGAGATTGTGATATGGCAATCACACAGGCAATGTCAACTACGTTTAAGAAGGAGTTGCTTTTTGGCGCACATGATTTTGACACGTCTACGGGTGATACAATCAAAATGGCGCTGTACACAAGTAGTGCTTCTTTAGATGCAACAACAACGGCATATTCCACAAGCAACGAAATGGCCTCTAGTGGGGGCTATACCGCAGGAGGAAACACGCTTAACTCAGTGGACCCAACGGTTTCTGGAACCACAGCATTTTTAGACTTTGATGATTCTACGTGGAGTTCTTCAACCATTACGGCTCGTGGCGCGTTAATCTACAACTCGACACCAAATACAACGTCTATTTCTTTAACCAATCCTGCGGTAGTTATTTTGGATTTTGGGGCAGATAAAAGTTCCAGTTCCGGGGACTTTACGGTTCAATTTCCAGCGGCGGATGCAAGTAACGCAATTATTCGGATTGCGTAGCAATTAGGTAATGGCAACTCTAACCGGCTGGGGACGGTCTACTTGGGGTTCTAGCACTTGGGGTAGTGCTATTCCGGTTGAGGTTACTGGTGCATCTGCAACGGGTGCGGTTAGTTCTGTAGCAGTTTCTACAGATCAAGTTATAACTGAAACAGGTTTAGCGGCAATAGCGTCTGTTGGGTCTGTAACAGTAAGTACAGATCAAATTTTATCCGTTACGGGATTAGCGGGTACAGGTGCGGTAGGAACTGCCACAGTATCAGCAGATGCTAATGTGGCGGTTACGGGTTCGGCGGGTACAGGTGCGGTTGGTAGTGTAACGGTATCCGCAGATGCCAATGTATCAGCTACAGGTTCGGCGGGTACAGGTGCGGTAGGAACTGTAACAGCAAGGGCAAGTGTCACTGTTTTTGTTACAGGGGTTAGTGCAACAACGGCAGTTGGGACCGTGTTAGTGTGGACTGAAATAGATGCAAGTCAGACATCAAACTTTAGTGATATATCCGCATCACAGACATCAAGTTTTAGTAATATATCTACATCACAAACACCGGATTGGGAAGATATCGCGGCATAGGGGCAGTAAATGGTAAGCACGTATACGACAAATCTTGGAATTGAAAAAATTGCCACAGGTGAGCAGTCCGGAACGTGGGGGGATACTACTAATTTCAACATTGATATTTTAGATCGCCTTATTTCATACAAGGCGGTTGGGTTGACAGGAACGACCCACACGCTTACGGTACGGGAAGCTTCTCCTGGATCTGGTACGGAAAACCTTCAGGATGGCATGTACCGTGTCATAAAATTTACCGGAGCTTTAGGCGCTAACAACACGGTTACAATCGCTCCAAATACAACGCAAGTTTTTCTTATAATCATAAACGCTACTACGGATTCTGGTTCCAGCGGACCCTATTCCGTTATTCTGAGTCAGGGTAGTGGTGCGAACATAACTGTGCCAAATGGCTTCGCTAATTTTGTATATGCTGATGGTGCGGGTGCTGGCGCAGCAGTTGTCAGTATAACTGATACATTAACAATGAGTGGCACAAAGATCACAGGTGGTGTTATAACGGGCATTACTGATTTGGCTATTGCCGATGGTGGCACAGGAGCTTCAACAGCGGCAGCAGCAAGAACAAACCTTGGGGCGGCAGCAGATGGCGATGCTGTAGCCATGGCAATCGCGTTAGGATAATACAATGGCCAATACGTTTAAACTAAAGACCAAGGCTAACGTTTCAACCATAGCTACCGTTTACACGGTCCCCGGTAGTACAACGGCCATTGTGATTGGTTGCATGGTTGGAAATGTTCAGTCTAGTTCTATTACGGTTACGGTTCACATAGAATCAGACACGTCAGACACGGAAACCAATGCAAACGTTGAATTGGTTACGAACGCGCCAATACCGGCAGGATCATCCCTAGAATTACTGTCGGGCAATAAGATCGTGTTGCAAACCACGGACCTTTTGAGACTTACAGCCAGTGCTGGTTGCGATATAGCGTTGTCGATTCTGGAGATTACGTAATGGCATATATCGGCCCTGCCCCCGCTAGTTCTATTATAGCCACCTCGGATATTGAGGACGGTGCTGTTA